GCCTCCGCCACCTCCGGCTCCGCCTCCACCAAATAAGCTACCAAGACCAGATGTTACACTACTAAATATATTACCAAGTGATCCACCTAGACCTTTAAATGTTTCCATAGCAGAGGATCCAAAGTTACCAATACCTTCTTTCATACTACCAAAAACATTCATAGCTTTTTCTTTAAAGCCGTCAAAGAATCCCATACCTTTTTTCTCTACATCTTCTTTCATTTTTTCAGCAGGACTTTCAGCTGCTCCTCCTGCACTACCTGATGTAGTAAGTAAAGCACCGTCTATAACTTTAGCATTATCAGCGCCTTTTTCTTCATTTAATCCTAATCCTGGAATAAGATTACCGACTAATCCTCTAAAGGCATCTTTAGCGGGTTCTATAAGAGTTTTTTGCAACACAGTTTTACGTATGTTTTCAAAAGTATCTGCAAATATATCACCCAAACCATCTTTAATAGATTTACCTTCTGCTATGTTATCAAATACCTTGTTAATAGCATTTCCGAGTCCATCATTGATATTTGTAATTAACGCTTCAACCATATCTTTTAATTTTGCTTCAGCTGTTAGTTGATACTGTAAGCGTTCTTTAGTAATTGCAAATAAATCTTTAGCTGCTTGTGCTTCCATACCTGCTGATTGCATCTTAGCTACAAAGTTTTGCTCAACCATATCTCTTTCAAGACCTAAACTTTCTAAGTTCTTTAGATAAGATTCAACTTGTTTAACTGCTAGTTTATCAAACTCTGCTAATTCTAAAGTACGACCATCTTGTTTAATTCTTTGTAAATCAAGTACACTATTATATTCATTAATCAGATCCTTTTGTCTTTCACCCATAATTGCTCTTTGGCTTGCAAAATCAGCTGTTATGTCGTCACCTTTTAAACTACCAACTTGACCTTCTTTTCCTATATTAGTATCAAGTTGTCTTATCATGTCCTTAATGCCTTGATCTAATCTTCTATCGGTCTCAGTTTGAACAGGCATCTCTGCACCGGTTATTCTAGCTTCTTCAGCAAGAAGTGACAGCTTACTAGCTCTTTGATCTCTAAGTAGTTCATATTGTTTTTTAAGTAGTTCTAATTCAAATTGACGTTGTTTTGTATCTGCATCATTCTTTTTAAGAGCTAATTTTTCTAAAGCTGTAAGATTTTGTTTATCTCTAGACATTTGAAGTATATCCTGTTTCATCTTCTCACGTACTAAAGCTTCTTCTTGTTCTACTATCTTCATTTGCTCTATAAATAGATCTCTTTCTTCTTGCAGTGCAGCACCTTGAGCTTTTAACTCTTCTGTTAACAATGCTTCTCTACGATCAAGAGCTTCCATAGCAGCATCTCGTTCTTTTTTAGCTAAATTAGCTTTGACTCCTGCACTAGCTAAGGCTGCTTTTAAGTTAACCTCTGCAAGCTTAACTTGTAAAGCTACAGTATCTCTTTGATTAAGAATAGATCTATCTAGTTTATTTTGTAGAGCAGCAGTCTCTTTAGCTGCATTAGCTTGAATACCTGATTGTGCTCCTGCAGCAGAAGCGCTTGCTCCAGCCATAGCTAAATCACTTTGTTGTTGAGCTATTTTTTGATTCATTTTAAATGTGTCTAAAGCAGTTGCTCTATCTTTAGTGTTTATATCTGCTTTTTGTCTTGCCAAAGTTAAACTAGCTTTTTGAGCCGTTAAATCTCTTGTTACACTATTTTGAGAATTTTGTGTTTGTACAGCTTTAAGCTCACTTGCTCTAACCATAGCATTAACTTTTGCTTGGGCTTTAAGAAGTTCTATTTGTTTATCTAGTTCACGAGTCTTGTCTTTTTGTGCAACTATTTCATTTCTTACAGCATTTACTAAGTCTACTCCACTAAGTCTTGCCTGATCTATAAGAGCCTGCTTTTGTTGTTCTAATGCAGCTATTTTAGAATCAGCTTCTGCTTGTGAGAGTCTAATATTAGTAAGAGCAAGTTGTCCCTCTAGCTCACCTGCTTCTTTAATACGTGATATCTCTGCATCAATTGATGCAATTTTTAAGTTTTTAAGTTCCTGTGTCTGCTCTATACTAGTAGCTATACCATCTTGTTCTTGAGAAATACGTTTATTATCTAAGTCTATTAGTTCTAACTGAGTCTTTAGATTATCTTCTATCTTTTTAATTTCTAATGCAGCAATTTCATCAACTTTAGCTATCTGATCATCTAACAAACCATTTTGAGTACTTAGTTGTTTAACAACTTCTGTAGCACCCTTTATTTGAGCATTTATTAGAGAAATATTAGCCATAGGATTACCAGCTTTTAATACAGCGGCTTCTATTCTTGCACGCTGCTTAGCTCCCTCAATTTGAGCAATAACAGTATTATTAGTTTCTTTAAGAACTTCTAAGTCTAATTTTGTTTTTTCAGCGGCAGCTGTGATTCCGTCTTTAGCAACTTTTGCTTCAAGTTCTAATATCTTTTTTCTTTGAGCATTTAAAGTTTTTGCATCTTCTAAAGCTGCATACTGATTTACTAATTTTTGTATTTCTAAAGCTGCTTCTTGTCTTACAATAGTTTTAGAAGTTTCTAAAGCTGCTATATCCGCTTTCTGTTTACGTATTCTTAAACCATCAGCAGCTCTAATATTGTCTTGTTCTTGTGTAGCTAATCTTTGAGATTCTTCAATTTGTCTATCTAACAACGTTTGTTCTTGCATATTAGTTTCACGTTTAAGATCATACTGTGCTATAGCTGCGGCAGTACCTTTTAGTTGGTTTTCTTGAATAAAGTTTTGAAGTTCTATTTGCTTATCTACATTAGCAGAGTTTCTTGCAGTCTCTTCAATAATTGAGGCAGTTTCTCTTTTAACATTAGCAATTTGCAGTTCTAACTCAAATAATGTGTTTTGTTGCTCTACCATGCGTTGTGTATGAGCTGCAGCTTTTTCTGCCTCTGCATTTTGCATTTTTGCTAGTTCGAGTATATGCTCTTGTGCTTTAATAACTTGCTGTCTTGCACCAGCCTGTAAAGCTAATTCAGCTTCTTTAACAGATAAATCAAGTTTTGCTCTTTGTAAATCAACTTGTGCCTGCAATGCTACTTTTTGTGCAGTTAATCCTTTAATAGTATCTTCAATAGCAAAGTTTTCTGCTTTTATAGAATTTATTAATTGTGTATTATAGATATTAGCTTGATCTATTAATGCCTCTTTTTGCGCTTCTAACTCTGCTAGTTTATTTTGATTTTGTTGAGTCTCGACAGCACTATTTGCAGCAGCAAGTTGTCCAGCAAGTGCAAGATTTGCTTTTTCAGCATCTATCTTATCTTGTATAGCTGATAATTGTAATGTAGTTAATTCACTTTGTCTTACAATCTCAGAATCAATATTTGCAATTCTTGTATCATTTAAGCTATTTTCAAGACCTAAAAGTTCTATTCTGTCGTTAAATTGTTGTTTTGTAGCAGCTATCTGTGCATTACCAATTTGCACAACTAGAAGTTCCTGTGTGGCAAGTGCTGTATTCTGTGTTTCTAACTCAGTTGTTAATTCAGTACTAGCAAGCAGTCTATCTATATTTGTAGTATCCATACCAGGATCTTTTTGTACAGCTAAGTCTTTTCTTGCAGCAATATCAGCTTTAGAAGCTGCAATCTCACTAATTAAGAATGTATTCTTAGCCTGAAGTAATTTATATTCATTTTGCCTGTTTTCTGAAGCAAGTCTAGCCGCAGTTGCAGCTGCCGTTTTTTGTAACTCTAATATTGCAATTTGTTTTTTATTTGTTTCAGTAGCTGCTGTAAGTTCTATTCGTGAATTAGCAAGTTTTTTTACTTCTAATTCTAAAGCACTCATTACAAAATCTTTTTCTTCTGTGAGTCTTTTAACTGCTAAATCAGAAATTTCTTGTTCTATAGATAGTGCAGCAGCAGCTGCCTCAGATGCTACTTTAGCAGTTCTTTTACTTTCTTCTTCTTTTGCTTGTATTACTTGTCTCTCTTGTTCAAGACTCTTAAATTTTAAACTACTTTCAACAGCAGCGGCGGCTGCTCCAGCAATACGATTATCTGCAATAAAGTTTTGAAGTTTAATTTGATCTTCAGTAGCAGATCTAGCTGCACCAGCTTTTGCTGCTATAGCAGCACCTTGTGCTTGAGCAGTTAAAAGTTGATTCTCTATTGCAAGAATTTCTTGTCTTACTTTCTTTTCGTTAATGAGTTGATCTGTTAAGTTGTTAGCAATATCAAGTGTTAGCTTTTCAATCTCTAAAGCATGCTCGGAAACTTTTAATGATTCATCACGAGACATTTTTTCCATAGCTAAGACTTTTAAATTATCTCTAGCTATGTCCTGTAGCTTCTGAGCGATAACTTCTTGATTACCTAATGCACTTAATTCATCATTTAATCCTTTTAATTTTCTAATATTGAGTTCGTTATTTATTCTTTTTTCTTCGTTAGCTTGGCGAAGATTTTTTTCGGCTGTTTGACTCTGTATAAGAGCAACCATTTCTACACCATGAATTTCATCATCTAAAGTGTCTATTTTACTTTGTAATGTTTTAGCCGCAGCCCCCTCTATTTCTGCATTATTATTAAGTTGTACTTGTAATAAATCCTTTTCCCTTTCAAGCTGTGCCACAGTAGCAGATTGTTGCTCTGCAGTAACTAGATTTTGTACTGCCTGTATTTCTGATAAGTTAGCTAATTTAGTATCATTTAAATCTATCTGCGCAGCTGCAATGGTGTCAATATCAGTAAGCTGATTACCAAGATTAGTTTTTTGTTGCTTAAGAACTGCAAGTCCTTTATTAAAGTTACCTGTTTGTGCGTTTTCTAAATCAGTTATTAAACCTCTAAGAATAGCTGCAGAGTCACCAGTTTGTCCTTGCAAAGGATCAACGCCTTTTAAAACTTTAGTTACATTAGATAAACGCCTTATTTCTACAGCAAAAGTATCAACAAATTCTAAGTTTGCCGCAGCCAGTTGTGTCTGCCTATCTAAATTAGCTTTATCAATTTTAGCTATAGCTTCACTGGCTTGAATAGATATCAGTTCCTGATTTACTCGTTGTTTATCTAAGTCTGCTTTACGAGTAATAGCAGCAGATTCATCTCTTATAGTTTGACGATCATTGTCTTGCTTAAGTTTTATTAAAGCAAGTTCTTGTACAAACTGATTATTTAATGCTGCAATTTCTCTATCAATCTGTGACTCTCTAGCTTTGATTTCATTATTAGCATAGGTTCGTTTATCTTCTGCTATCTTAGCCTCTTCTCGTAAAATTTGTTTTTCTTCCTCGAATTTGTCTTTAGCGAGATTCTTTTCCATATCAATTAATACTTGTCTCTGAGCAAATTGTGTATTTGCTCCTTGTGCTACATCAGTATCTAATACGCTTTCTTGTAGATCTTTAGCTCTTTCTTTTGCTGCTATAGATACTTCTGCGGCAAGTTTTCTCTCTAAATTAATAGCCTCTTGAGCTAAGATGTTTCCTTTATTATTTTCTTTATTTAAAGCCTGAGCATCTTTAAATCTATCTTTCTGTGCTTTGTTTTGTTCTTTTGCAAGATCAAGTATAACAGTATCATACTCTATTTGAGCAGTTCTACCCTCTGAAGCTTTTGCAACCTCAATTTGTTTTAGCGATTCTTTAGTAACTGCTCTTTGTATATCTCTTTGAGCAAATATTGTTCTTAATTGTTTATCTAGCTGTACAGTTTTCTTTTGTTCAGCCTCTACTTGTAGTAAGGTAGTACCAAGTAATTGTAAAGCTACACCTTGAGCAGATTTTCTTCCTGCCATAGCAGCATCTCGTTGTTTTTTTCTATCTGCTGCAGAATCTTCTCTCTTACGAGCATCTGATATTGTTTCACCTTCTTCTGCATCTCCGGATACGAGGACTCTATTATCGAAGGTTTTAAAAGCCTTTTCTTGATCAATTAGTATCTGGCGTTGATTTACTAATTTTTCACTGCTAGTTAGGGCAGCTTTTCCATTTGCGTCAATAGCACCAGAACTAAAAGCAACATCAGCAGCTTTCATTTGACTGCTAAAAGCTTCTTTTATACTTTTTAAAATAAACTCTTGTTGTTTTAATAAATTATTTTGTCTTTCTAATTCATTTGCCTGATCCTGCAGTTGTTTATATAAATCACTACCAACACCATTTACAACATCACCAAAAGCATTAAAAATTGCTGGCATCCCTGCGCCTGCTTCTGCTATAGTATTCATTTGATCAGCTACACCGCCTAATGCACTATCCATTTGATCACTAGTAGTAGCACCTGCAGCAAAATCAGCACTTAATCTTCTTAAAGTACCCTCTGCAGTTACGTAAGCAGACAGCATATCTTGTACTTCCTCAGTTTGATTGCTAAATAGTGTTTCTCCTGTAGTGCTTTTTTTCAGTTCATTACCAAAAATCATCATTTTGTCATTTAAAGTTACTAAATCATTTTCTAATGATTTAATTACAGAGCCTATTTCTTGACCAGAATCTTTTGCTAAAGGAGTTATTAAACCAGCTGCTTGATCATTTTCTAATACTTTAGCTAATGATTCTCTTAGTACTAACGCTTGTCTAAGTGCAGAAACCTGCGCTGAGTCTACTACTTCTTGTGCTAAAGCAAGTCTTAGTTGTTCTTCTTGCAGATTTATCATATTTTGATTTATCTCTAATTCTAAATTACCTGAACTAATATTCGCATCATTAAGTAGAGCTGAGTCCTGCTTTTGGCCTCCTACTCCAGTTAATCTAACTTTATTTACTAGCTCTATAGCCTCATATAAACCTTGATACATGGTGGCAAATTTATCTGGATCGTTTTTTTCTAATTCAGCCATTTCCTTAGCAATACCGCCAATACCACCTTCGCCACTTACATCTCTAGTATTCAGTGCGTTAATAAGTGCAACTGAATCTTTTACTTTGTCTAGCATCTTGGGTAGTAATTTTAAATCATCTATAGCTGCAGGATCTATAATTTGACCTACCTGCATATCTGTTGAGTTCAGTAAATCCCCTATTTCAAGGGGACCACCTACAGCATCCATAGCTGCTTTTCTTTGTGCTGTTGCAAATTCTCCTGCACCTGCACTAGCAGCCATACTCAACCCGTCTCTCATTTTTATAATCTTTTTTTCAAGCTTCTCTAAATCTTTATCATCAGCGCCTGCTCTTTTTAATAAGTCATTAAGAGCTTTTGATCCGCCAGCGGCAGCAATAACCATAGCAGAAAAACCTTCGTTAACAACTCTCATCTCATCATTAATACCTGTAAGAAAGTCTTTAATCTCTGACAACACATCTACATCAAAAAAGGTACCTATCAATTGTGCAGCAGCCAAACCTGTAAATACTATATTTACAGCAGAACCTAGCAGAGAAAATGCAGCAGTTAGTCCTCTAACTGATGCTCCTAATAAATTTGAAACTCCTATATAGGCAACAGATGCTTTACCCGAAGCTTTGATAGCAGCAGTACCTGCTTCAATTCTTTTGTTAAGAAAGTTTTGCCTTTTGGAACCTTTGTCTAACTGACTAGAATACTTTTGTAAAACTTTGTTATTTGCATCAATAGCACTAACACTTTTTAGTGAACCATCTTTTTGAGCTTTTAAAGCTTGTGATAATTCTGCTGTTTTTTCAGCACTATTACCTGCAATTCTAGGATTAAATCCCGCTTTTGCTCCTAGTTCTTGTTTACGATCTTTATTAAAGCTGTTTGATAAAGCAGATTGTGCTTTAGCAAATTTTTCTGTATCAACAGCAGTATTTGCCATACCAGCACTTACAGCAGAGAGATCTAATAAAGCTTTTCTAGCGAATCCACCTAGTATTTGACCTGCTTTAGCAAATACTAATGCAAGTATACCGGCAAATACTATTAAAGTATTACCAAACTTATCATTGAAAAAATCTACAACAGGTATTAAAAATTTTAATAAAACTTGACCAAACTGTATACCTAATTCATTAATTTTTACAGATAGTTGTTCTAAAGATTTTTGAGCCGTATTACTTTTTACATCAATATCACCAAATTTTCTAGTACCCTCTTCGATAATAGCATTAAGAAAAGCTTGTCTTCTTTCAAAATCTGTTATCTCAGAGGTAGCTTTATTTAATGAGTTAGCGTATTTTTCAACAGCAGGATCTATTCGAACAAATATACCAAGTTCATCAAGAAGTTCTGGTTCCATTTTAGCTGCACCACGAACAATTCTTTGCATAGCATCAGTAAGATTCCTACCAAGAGCTCTTGAGGCTCCCATAGCTACTTCAGTTAATTTTTCAATTTTATCTGCGCTAAAACTAGAAGACAAGGCTAGGTTGGCCGCATTTGCAGCCTCTTCTAGTGTTAATTGTCCTTGAGTTATTTCTTTAATACTTTCCAGAATTTTTGGACCTTGCTGACCTACAGCAGCAGCAAGTGTATTAGTACCTCTTATAATTTGATCAGCTTGGGCAGCCTTAGCTAGAGCAGTAAACGCAGCCTCTAAAGCAAATACAGTGGCAGCAGCACCTGCATAAGCACCAACTAAACCGCCCAATCCTTGAGATTGAGCGGCAAAAGAGCGTCCAGCACTAGCAGAGGCTTGACCCATACGAGTCTGGGCACGGCCTACACTTTCTGTTTCATCTTTTACTTTTTTAGCGCCTTTACTAGAAAAGTTAGTTTGTATGGTATTTTTAATAGTTGCCAACAGCTATCCCCTTATACTTTTACTTACGTGACTTTGCTTGTTGGGCATAGTATTTTCCTAATAAAGCTTCTGCTTCTTTTAGTAGACTAAATACTGCACGTCTGTCATCAATTTCATAGATATCCATGATAGTACCGAGACCGCTATAGTCTTTTCCTAACCAAGTACCATTCATACCTTCCCATATATCAGGAAGAGCATTAAGAACAGTTAGAGCTTGTTGACACTCTAGAGATAGGTTGGAGCCGTCTTGAGGTAAATCTTCCTCTTTTGGTTCCCAACCCATCTGTTCGCACATCAATAGATATTGATCTGCTGTCATACCTCCACCCCCAAAAGAACTTTGGAGGTAGTCAGTTAGTTTTTTGTGTCAGTTTCGCCTTTTTTAACGGAAAACTGCTCAAAGTCATTCATAGTATCTGTTACAAATTGATCAAAAATTGTTGAATTTTTTAAAAGTTCAATTGCATCTTCCATAGAATACTCTACTTCTTCTGCGGCGTCCATTGCTGAAATGTCAACAGGTAAAAGAACCGGTAAATGTTTTACCTGGAGTCCTTTCCAGCCTGCAATAGCTTTTTCTGCATATGCTTCAAGAAATTTTTCATTGTCAACTTCTTCTTCACGTTGACGAGTACGTTTGTTAAACTTATAGGTAAGTGCTTTATTACGTACTTTCATAAGATCTTCGCGTGTAAGATAACGAAGATGAATCTCAAAACCTTCAATATCTGGAAACTCAACCCAAGTTGCAGTTTCTTTAGCAATTAAGCCTTTAATTTTACTCATAGTTTTTCCCCTCTAGGATAATAAACGAACACCCACTACATATCTGCTTGTCTTTGGTGAGGGGGAACCTAGACTTGCAAGTAGTGGGTGTTCTTCTGGTTAATAATGTGGTGTTCCCCCTCAGAAACACATTAATTTTTTAATTAAGCTTTAACAGCTACGATTTCAACTTCTCCACCATCGCCTTTATTAGCATCAAGTTCTTGTGCCATAAAATCAACACTCATAGAGATAACATCTTCAGTTTGTACCGCTGGGAAACTAAACTGTGCTGCATTCATTTGGAAAGCGACATATGGAGCTGTAGCTCCACCAATGATAACATTAGCATTAGATGTTTGGGCTGAGTTAGTACGTGTATCTTCACTAATATTACGTAAGAATCCTGCAGATTCTAAATCTCCTGAACGAAGATACATAGTAGTAGAGCCGGTTACAGATCTAGTCCCTGAGAACTGACCGATTGGCTCGTTAAGGGCAGAGATTTGTTCTGGAGTAAGATACGTAATATTGTTGGTATACTCAATATTCATTGAAGTTACTGGGAAAGTAAACTTTTCATCAGCTGCTGAAGCAGATGCTTTATGATGGAACTCAATAGCACTCAAACGATTTTTAATAAATGCATTAGTAGTTACAGTTCCTGCAACATTCATAGTATTGAATGGGTGATAAGAAGATGCAGCGGTCAGAGCATGTGCGTTAGAGTTGCCGACAACAGCAGTACCACCAGCATTTTTAATTCCGCCAAAGGTTGCAACAGCAATATCTCTTGGTGCTCCTACTAATTCTTTCATAGTAGTACCAAAACCACTCCAAGTAACAGCAGCAATATCTTCAATGCCTGCATCAACAGAAGCTGAGTTTACTGTAGCTTTATCTACCTGATAAATAACATTATCAAGTTTAAAGTACATAAAGTATTCTGGAGCAACAGCCCAATTAGATGTTGAAGCATGTACACGAGTTCCAGCTGCAATAGTAGTAGTTTTAAGCGTACCACCAGTTTGCCAAATAGACTGTTCTGCAACACGAGTAGCAGCTACTTGCGATTTTGCAGCAGCAAGAGTACTTGAAGTAAGAGCCTGCCACATATACCAATCTGCAAGAGGTTTTGTATTACCTGATTCATTAGTTTTTGCAGTAGTGCCATTTGCAGCACCAGTAGTTTCTACGCCTGTTGGACGCATATATACTTGAATATTCCAATCAACAGGGTTGATTGCGGTATTAAATCTTTGTTGTGAACGATCAGGGCTAAGACCTGATTCGAGGGAAGTGATGTCTTGAGTAGCTGATGTAGAAGTAGCAGCAAAACCAGCCAATACCTCAAGTTTCCAGGTGTTAGCTGGGGTCATTGCTACTGCAACTGAACCGCTATTAATATCAACGGTCGAAAAGAACACTTCAGAATTTCTCTGTAGATTGAGAGATGCCATGTTATTTCTCCTTAATTTTCTAGCCTATAGGCTGTGTTTAGATTTACCTCTGCTATTCCGTAAGGAGCAGCTAATCCTTCATCTGTGGTTATACTGTCTATTGTTATATCAAGTATACCTTTATCGGGATTTTCCCCTAGTTGGTGATAAATAACAAATTCAATGTCTTGAACTATATCATCTGCGAGGCTTTGGGAATTATCTTGTCCATATATGTATGCTCTTATAGTAACGTCTAATGTGGCTACCGTCAAATTTTTTGAATTAAAATCTCTATTTTCGGTTCCAGCCGATAGATAGAGTGATGGAAAATCATT